TGTGGAGAGAAACACATTTTATGGAGTATTGCTGCTTTTGATAGGATAGACTTACCAAATCCCCTAGGAAGAATGTTACATATTCTAGCACCAGGCTTTGTTGATATTAATTTACTAGCAACCTCATGATGAAAATTAGGTGATGCACTTTTATTTAAAAAATCTTTTGGTAAGAAAGCTCTTCCAAAATAGATTAAGTCAGTATATGACTTTTTTAATACATCATCATTAATTTTAGATTCAGATGGTGGTGGTACTATATTAAATGGTTTAGGTTTCTCCAAAGACATCTACATTATCCTCATTTCCAATCATTATAAGAATATCATTATCAAGATAAACAGAATAACAATGTTTACAACTATATCCTAGTGGTACATACATATCATTAAAAACTACATATTTTTCTTTTCTATTTAAAGATTTCTTACATACCTTACATTTTCTAAGTTTACTTGCTACTACTGGCATAGTATCTAATGATATATCGCTACGAGATATCTTTTTCTGCATGTGCGAGTACTTTAGATTTTCCAGGCTCTAATTCTTTTAATTGTTCAGGAGTAAATCCTTGAAATACAGTTAAGGATTCAGTTTTCTTATCACTTGGGAACATTCCTGAGATTTTCATTAACATTTCTATAGCTCTTAGTTTATCTGAATCACGACCATCGTGGTTATCTATAATGTTTTTTGCGTTATGTAAAAGGTATTCTTCATCTATACCAACATTACCTAACATTTTTTTTACTTCTTCACTAACCAATTTTTGTACCCTTTCAGTTTTTAAAAGAGAATTTGAAGCTGTTTGAGCATATTTAGAGTTATCTGTTGGATATACTCGTAAATAAGCTTGTTCTGGTGGCATACCATTAGCACAGTACTTAGCAAATATAACTTCTCTTCTACTTGGTTCTTCAAGTTTATCCTTACTATGTCTTGGTTTAGTTGATTTTGTAAACCTATATATATCATCTGCTGGTTTTCCACCAATACGTATACTGTCTCTAACTGGGTATGTACCTAATAGAGTACGAATATATTCATTCCCATTACTAAAAATACCTCGTTTAAGAACTCTACATACTTGACCATCATCAGTTAATATCCATTCTCCTGTCTTAGATTCACGCCAATCTTCACAATAATCAGCATCTTCATTATCAAAGAACTCATCTTTATTTTCATATAGGTATTCTTTTTTACTTTTTATTAATTTAGAAAACAAGTGTTACTCCCGACCAAATTATTACGTCGCCTAACCAACGCCCTCCGAACACATTATTTGTTTCCGTCTATTAACTTACCCCATACAAATGTTTTCCCATTTGTAATATCAACTACATCTAGTCTAAAGTCTCCATTTGGAAACCAGTCTATAATTCCGAAAGCATGTGACCAATTAGTATATCTACCCTTTAACCACATATTTGATTCAGCTGACATATCTTTTAAACATCCTAGACTAAATGAATGATGGGCCCCATCTACATGAGTAACTCCCATCCTTTGTACGTCATGTACATGACCATACACTATATTTTTTCCTAAATTTTGAGAATGCTGTCTAGTATGATTATAACTAGAGTAATGACCACCATGATAAAAGTACAATTTCCCTAATTTAAGGTACTTTCCGTAAGGATAGTACTTATACCCTCGTTCTTTTAGATTCATGACGTTTTTGAACTTATATTCGGACAAATAAGGGTATTCCTCTACAAACATGTTCAACCAATTATCATGATTTCCTTCAATCATGTGTTTTTCTTTACATTTTGCTACTTTTAAAGCATTATCAAATAAATCAAGTCCATCATTTACTTTTTTAGCATCAACTTTTAAATCTTCTAGTGTATATTCAAGAGGTGGCCTTCTACGTCTCTTATATCGCCATGGGGAAACTGAATGCCATTCGCCTAAATCTCCCAAGCAAATAAATACATTTGGTTTTATCATCTTTATTGCTTTAACAACACAATTAATAGCAGCATCGTCTTGTACAGGAAAATGTACATCTGGTATTATTATAGCTCTTCTATGTTTTTTAGTCATGTAACTCCCACTTATCCATTGTAGACATATCAATTCTTTCAATATCTATTGTTTTTACTCTTCTTTTTATTTCTTTTAAGTAATTAAGTTGTTTTTCATTATCTGAATTAAACTTATTTATATCTAATTTAGAAGAGATATACTTTAATCTTTCTATTGTTTCAAAAATATCCATATTATTCACTCGTTTATACCTGGCACAACTACATTATTAAAATAACTACAGTCTTCTTCTACCTGACAGGGTTTATTAGCGTATTTCTTTCTCATTTTAGTACAAAGTAGTCCATTCTTTCTAACAAAGAAAGCACCAAGACAGTTTCCGTTGTTCCAGTTTGCACAATAGTGTGTTGCTTTAGATTTTAAATTTAACATTGTCAAGTTATTTGAAAATATAATGCTAAAAATTATA